GTTGTCATTCTTGAATACGTCCCAATTCGCCAACAAACAGTCTGCAACAAATCCCTTTGACATTGCCTTGAAATCAGAAGCAGACCAATTACGTGTCATCGGTATGAACTTACTCAACGTAATCTGTTTTCCGTTGTCTTCATACAGTTCAAAATCTGGAACATTAAAACCGAGTAAATCGTATAATTGATTTGTCATATACTCGTTCTTTACGTGTTCAGCATTCGTGTTACCACTTTGCTTCTTAACGAAACGATTGCCATTTACGTCTTCAACCAACTCTGGACGAGTACTACCGTTCAACTGCTTTATGAATTTCAGCGTGCTTAAATCCTGCGGAAATAGTTCATTGACATACTTCTCATTCGCATCAATGTCTTTCTGTGACATCTTACTTCCCTTACCGACATCAACACCACGAGTGCTCTTCTTTACGACGTGCCAAGCATATTGCGTTTGAGAACCTTGTTTCGTTGCAGAATACACGTACATCACACCGTCAATGACCTTTGTCTGTCCTGGAACTATTGCCTTCTCCAATTCAAGGTCTCGTGATGTGTTGTTTATGTAATCAAAGCAACTCTTTGTAACTATAAGTTCATAGTCAAGGTCTTCATTGAACTTTACCTTTGTCTTATAGGTTTCACACGCTTTACGTAAAATATCAATACTGACATCTCCCTGCGTGTAACCGAGTGAAATGTCAGTAAGTGCCTTCAACAACTTGTTCTCTTCCATGCTATTGTAATCCTAAGATAGAAAGTGCTTCACTATAATCCATTGAAAAATCAGATTCAATTGCCTTTTCAACCTCAACGTCAATTTCAATTTCCTTACCGTTGTTCTTCATTTCTTCTGTAAGACGTTTACCAAACAGTTCTTTGAACTTTTTAGGGTCTTTCTTGTAAAGTTTCAAAAACTTCTTACGTGTCTCATCATTCAACTCAACAGCTTTCTCAATAAGGTCAGCACCCTCGAAATCAATTGCCTTGTTGAAAATTTCACGTAAACCAACTCGCCAATCTTTTTTCTTACCGAATGTATCACTTGCCGTAGGGTCTTTATCAATCTTCTGGTTCTTTACAAGATTCTTTCTTACGTGCTCAAGACATTCTATAAACTTACGAACAGTAAATTTTGAAGGGTCAAGGTTTTCTTTGTCAAATAGCATTGTCTCGTATATCTCTTTACGTATATCTTGCTCTTCTTTCGGTGTAACCAAATCCTCCAAATTCGGACCCATAGTCTTATAACGGTCTTTCAGCAAAGCAAGAGTTTCATTTACCGTAAGATGAATGTCGTGTTTTATGGTACGAGACATTATTGCTTTGTGGTCTTCGTCTTTATTCAACGTGTCCATAGACTTGTTGGTAACGAACAACAGTTTTCCCGTGAACTTTTGTTCGTTACCGCCTGAATCTTGGAAGATACGCATTTTAGGATTGCCGTCTGCTATTGACTTCATCAGACTAATCAACTTGCCACTCTTCGTAATAAGTAATTTGTCTTTATCATCAAAAACAATTATCTTTCCGTTATGCTTAGTAAGTAATTCACGAAAATCAACATCGCTGTCAACATCATCACTTGTTATGTAGATATCATAATTACCGTCTCCTGGTTGATGTCCCTTATCAGGGTCAAAAATTTCAAGATTTGAAAAGTCTGCAACTTTCAACATACCACTCGTCTTTCCTGCACCTGCACCTCCGGCACTAATCATAACAGGAACTGCTTCTGGTCTACGGTCTTCAAAGAATGAAGCAAGTGTACTGTTCAAGTCAAACAATTGACTTTTCGGACCTTCGTAATAAGGGTCTTTACGATTCATAAGGTCGGTGAACACATCATATCGTTGACGGTCACGTAACGTGGTGAAATTATTGAATTCTTTTTTAACACGTTCGTCACTCTTGTCAAAATAACTCTTATCGCCATCTTCAAACTTATTTAAGAATTCTTCAACGTCCATATTACCAAGTAATGAAAGGTCAAGACCTTCACGCTCTTCTTCTGGCACGTCATCATCATCCTTACGGTGTGTTGAATCGTACTTGCGTTTCAAGTTGTTCCATACTCGTTTTATACGAGAATTGTCATCAATGTCAATTTTATCCTCTGTTATGCCTCTGTGCTGTGCCTCCTCTAAAGCCAACTGAACAAAATTTTCGTTATTGCCTTCGCCGTGCTTACCTTTGTTGTTTATCATCTTAAGCAACGAAGAATCCGGAGTCTTTGTTTTGTCGGCATACACGGAACGAACCTTGTCACGATTATATATCTTATCACCGACCATAAACTTCTCAGGAACGTAGAACGGTGCCTCATCAAACGCTTTTGCGTTTTTATAAGTAACCGTCGGTTTCGGAGCATTGTACCCTTCAGAAACAGTACCCTCTTCTGTTTTCTGTTGTTTTGGTTTCTCTGTCGGTTTTGGTGTAACAGTAGTTTTCTTTTCTGTTACATCGTCTTTCTTTTGCTCTTGTTTTGCTTGCGGTTGAGTCGTTGATTGCTGTTGTGGTTTATCACCGTTTTTAACGAGTTTCCACAGAGGAGCATTCTTTGCGTTGAATCCTGACACTTGATATGTTTTACCTTGATATTGTTTGGTTTCTCCGACAACCCATTTACCTTTATTTAAATCATCTGAACGTTGTTCCATATTCTTATTGTTTTTATGTTGTAAAATTGTTTTTATGTTGTAAATAACTGCCTGCTAATAAGTAGTCCATTTTATAGGCAACTGTACCCCGAAATGTTGCATAGTTTCTTCTGTTATCTTTTTAACAGTTTTGCTGTCTTCTCCGCATTCAAGTTCCTTTGCAACCAATTTCCTACCACCGTTACACAAACGTATTATTTCTTTTGCGTTACCGTTTGCGTTGAAAATTGATTTAACCAACTCAAAATTGTGTCGGGTGTCTTCCAAGTATTGCTCTTCACTCATACACATCGCCTTCTTCAGTGATTCAGCAAATTGTTTTGGAGTTGCATCCCACGGAATCATTATTGCTTTTACATTTTCAAACAAAGGGTCATATACGTTTTCATAACCTTTGGCAAGACCACGATAGTCTCTCAACACGGGATACGCTCCGTACATCATTGCTTCTATTATGAATCCGTTAATATGCGTACGACAGTATTGAGCGTAATGTTCACTCCACGAAGGGTCTATGGCAAATTTACAATTCTTCAATACTGTAAACACTTCTTCACCCGAAATCTGACCGACGTATTCCATACCGTATTCAACTGCTCTTTGCCATATTGGTATCTTCTTTCCGTCAAGTTCTTTTGGTAAATCTGGGTCGGTTTTCTTTGAACACACGTATCTCGGTTTTGAACTGACCTTGTCACTCGTCATATAGCACCATTCTATACCTCCTCCGGCAACCATCACATCGTATTTTCTATCTAAATACGGTACACATTTTACCAAATCTTCCATATGCTTCATAGATTTGAACATATGCGCAGCAAAGAAATCAACCACTCTTTTGCTTTTAGAAGTACAGTGCATTTTCTTATCTTCTATATAACGTGGATTCAGCAACAAAGAACGTGGAATACTGAACTCCTTACAACACTTGTACGCTGCAACGTGAGCACAACCTAAAAACAGTATTTTGTCACGCAATGCTGATATGTGGCTTGCTCTAACATTGAAATATGCGTCGTGAACCAGAAACACCTGCTTAATATTTGAAGGAAGGTCAAGGAATCGCCACCAAAAACTGAAGTCACCTTTCTCCCAACACTTGTTTTTAGTCGGCAAAAAGTTCCACAGTATTATATCAACATCTTTAACATACCGTTTCCATTTATCGAATGCGTCTTTTGAGAATACATTTATACGATTTGATAGAGGTAGAAAGAACCCTTCATAGTTGTTCTTCCAATATCCAGTAACCTTTTCACGCTCAAAACCGAATGCGTGTGATGCTGGCTTTAATTTCTTTTGAAACTCGCCCGACTCTATCTCACGCACCTTGCTGTCGTAAAATGACTGTGATATATCTGTAGGATAGAACTGAACGACGTCAACCTCACACCCCAAGTCACGAAATGCCTTCAACATTGCACAAACGTATTCAACGATTCCGCCGTACTTTTCAATCCTGAAATCTGCAAACACAACTTTCATAACCACCACCTATTTCTTAACATAAACCTCTTCAGGCAACATCTTTTTAATGTAACCCTGCTCGTACCACAGCACGCCTGACTGTGTCTTGTAGAATTTCTTAGCCAACTGCCATTTGACGTCGTGAAATTCTGTTACGCTATTACTTTGCAACAGTTCATACACGGAATCCTGTTGTTCCATCTGATAGCGTGCTCTCTTCTTGTATGAATGCGGGAAGTCTCGGTAATACCATAGACCATTCTCACAACTTTCAACAACATCACGAACAAAGCAATGCATAGGATGACCTACACCATACGGAATCACTATTTGAACGTTTGTGTGCTGTTTCTTGAATTCTTTTATAAAATTACGTATCTCGTTGAATATCTCAGCAACTTTTTCCTTACCAAAAAAATCCTCAAGATGTTTGTAAGAGTTTTCAACCGTAACGCTTGCATACTGTTTGTGAAAACTATAAAATGATTGGTCGTCAAACTCAACCTCAAGATGATGATACGGTATTCCAAGAAACTTATACAGTTCCTTGTCTTCACCAACCCTCTTCAAGTTGTTTTCAACCGTAAGAACCTCAACATCATACTTGTTACTAAACAAAAAATTTGCTGCACTAAACAACACATCATCGCTGTGCGGCTGAATCAATAACACCTTCTTTTTCATTTTTCCCATTTTCTTTTTACAATAGTGGTTGAACCGTTTGAATGATAGTGTTCAACTATAACATTTACTACATCATTATTAAGCCTGCTCGGCATAACACCTTTGTCTATACCCATATAATCAGGTAAAAGTCCTGGTCTTATTGAATGATAGTTACAACCGTAGCAAGGAGGCAACGCTCTGTGTACGTCACTCATCAACATAATACGAACCGCCTGAAATGCCTCACAGTTCCATAGTTCATCAATAGTATTAAAATCACGAATTGCGCCGATACGATACTGACCACGAAAATCATCACAGCAAAGACACACCAAACCGTTCCATCGAACGAATAAATATCTGAACGGTTTTTCACACCGTTTACTGACAGTCTTTTCAGAATAATCTTGCGGTGCTGCTGAACCACAATGATTGTCCATAACACGTAGAATCTTCACGCTATCATCAACTTGCATAGGGTATAACGCAACACGCATCTTCTTCTTCGTGTAATTAAATTGTTCACCGTTCTTGCCTATTGTCTTAACATCATATTTATCTGCAACAGAATTAACACAATTCCAATCACCGTTCTTACTGTAAACGTCGAACACAACGTCATTAAATCCAATTTCTTCAAGTGAATGTAAAAATTCAGCAATATTGAATATTCCGTGATTGAATCCGTATCCGTTGCAAATCAATTGCATATTGTTGTGCGGTAGATGCTTTCTAAAAACACGTATTATTTCAAGCAGGTTTTTGTTAAGCGTAGGCTCACCGTGACCGCAAAAACATATACGACTGTTCCATCCAGCAAGTTTTATTCGGCTTGCTATTAAGTCGGCATCCTGAACCGACATAAATTTCCACGGAGTAGTGCCTTTTTCTCTTATACCACGTAACCCACAAAAACTGCAACCCAAATTACATCCTTCTGTAGGTTCTATTTCAACAAGAAACGGAGGATGCTGTTTATAGCCGTTCAATAAATCCATTTTAATTCACTGTTTTTTGGTATAAACACATTGCTGTCGTTATCAACGTGTTATCTTTATGTACTTACTAACGTCGCCAATCTTACTCTGAACTTTCTTAGACGTAATCTTCCGTACCTTCGTGAATGCATGCGTGGTTTCGTCCCAATCCATATTCTTCTGCTTATGCACCAATGTACAACGGCAATATGGATGTGTCGGTGCCACCGTTGGTTTCCATTCCGTCACCTTGCGTCCAATGTTGTTGCCGTTCTCAATTATTTCACGTAGTTTGAAAATCTTCGGTTTAGACTCCTCGTCATCGGGTTCTTCCAAATACAGTTCACGACATCTTTCGCAAGCACCCTTGTAAACGTCAAAATACACATCGGCGTCACCCCCCTCACGTTTCAGTATTGACTGTGCTCGTCCTGTGTTGTAAGCCTCGTGCGACAAGTAACTTGCTATTCGTAGCCAATCAACCTCCCAATCCTTCGTCATTTCAGCCAATCCAGCAGCAAGACTTCTAACACTTTCACGATTTTCAATTGCATTTATCGCTCTTTCACGTATCTTTTTGGCAACATACGCTGCCTGTTGTTGATTGTTACGAATAACCACATTACTCACACCCGAACGCATACGTGCTCCAAGATTCGTAATATCCGTGTATGCACGGTTCTTTATCTGTTCCAAGGCAAATTCCTCTTCTTCTGTAAGTGGAATAAAGTTTCCGCTTGCAACAAACTTCTTGAACTGTGAATAGTTCATCTGCTTTGCACGCTTGTCTCCAATTGCCTCGGCAAGTAAACCAAAAAGAAAGGCATACTCAATCACGCCTTTCTTATTCTTATACTTGTCAACATCTATTCCAGAAGCGGCAAGTATTGCCTTGTCAGCCGTAGATAGGTAGTTCGCCCCCAACTGTGAAAGAACGAAAACGACCTGCGAGCGTTGCAATACGTTCAGCAGGTCTGTTATCTGTGTATTGGTGAATATCATAATTACTTTTGATATTTCTTAAATTCTTTTGCTGGAATCTGCTTCAAACACTTCACGTATATTTTAGAATATTCTTTATAACCGTAGGGGTCTTTTTCATCATCTTCGTGTTCTTCTTCAATTTTATCTTGAAGACCGAATAAATCTTTAACACCATAAGATTCTAAAACATCCTTAAAATATTCAGTGTTTTTATCCATAAAAGAATCGATTTTTTTATTTGAACCATTATCAACGATATCTTTTATAGCGTATCTTTTTTCACGTTCATTTTCCTTTTTTTCTTTGTTTTCGTCACCTTTGTCTTCACCACCTTTGCCACGATTCTTCAGTTCTTCTTTTGCTGCATTACGTACTTTCTCATCAGCGTTTTCATCGGCTGCTGCACGTCTTAACACTTCATCACTTGCTCCTGCAGCGTGTTTTGCGTGGTCTGTTGATTCTTCTTTCTTACCACTTTTTTCACCTCCGGCAATTTGTTCTTGTTCTTTTTTATGACCGTATTGCTGACCGACACGGTTCAAACGACGGTTTTTTGCATTATCACTGTACACTCCTGTACGTCCCTTTTCAAAGTCAACATCAAATGCTTTTTCTATGTTACCTTGAACTGCTAATCTGTGTTGTAAAATGTTATTTTCCATATCTTTTTTTTATAAAACATTGCTAAATTTATAACTGCTGTTCATCGTCTCCGCTATTCTTCATCATACGTTTCATAACGTCTATGATACTTACCACCGTGTCGGCAATATAGCGTTTTCCCTGCTCGTTTAGGTCACGCTCATATTCATTCACCGTCTTATAAGGCGAAGGTATCTGTTCCGTATGTTTGTGGTGTCCTGCCATAAGTTAGTATCCCTCGTTCACGACATTACTGTACAGCACCATCTTAATATCCTCAGAAGGATGAACGGTTGACTGTGTCTTCAAGTCCTTACCACCGTCAAAATCACGAAATCCCTTGTACAAATCAGGCAGATTTCTGTTGTTCTTATTGTTCAATATAATGTGTAATCCACCCGAAGGAGTTTCGTATTCCGCAACAATCTTCACACCCGCACTGTTCAGGCGTCGTTTAGTTTCATCCCATACGTTCACTTTCTTACCGTTTGGCATCGTCACATCCGTACTCTTTACGCAGTCAATGTCCAGCAACACACGAAAACGCTCATTCTTCCATTCCTTACCACTTTTTGCAGCACCGTATGCTATTTCGTCAGCGTGTTCATACTTTGCTGTTCCAGAAGCGTACTGTTGTCTCTTTTTGGCAATGTAGGCATTCGTTACAGTTTCGTTACGTGGATTTATCGACATATAGGCACGAGCATTGTTGTACTCACACAACTTAATCAGTTCTCCCTTTACGACATCAAGTTCCTTCTCAGAGTGAATCAAGTAGTGTTTGATATATTCGGCTCCGGAATGATAGGTTCCTAATGCCTTGCTATCCTGTCTCCATTTCTCTGCATCTGGCTTGTCTTTGTTGTCTTTGTAACGCTTAATGACTTGTACAAAATACACATCATCAGGACTGTTGAACTCCATATAGCCTTTTGCTAAATTGAAATTATCAACAATCATTGCACGTTTGTACATCACGTCATCAGCACGCATCTCATTTTCCGTGAACATATCTCCTGCCACCGCCTCTCCCGTGTACATACCGTCATAATCCAATCGCCAATGACCGTTCGGCGAACGACGTAAACAGAACTTCTGAGGGTCTGTATAGTTCTGCTCAGTCTTTTTTGCCACATCATCGTACAGTTGCGTTATTGCCTTTATACCGTGCATACCTTTGTATCCCGTACCGTTCACGACCTTGCTTTTCTTGTTGAAGATATGCCAATCGTATTTTCCCGGACGATACTGCGTGTAGACGTATGTTTTTCCGTTGACGAACAATACGTCCCCCTCGTGATATGCCTTCTCCAACTCATACTCCATATCTGTAAGCGTGTATTGACGTTCCAAACTCATTCCAGCAAAATCGTCATTGAATCCCTTTTCAATGTTCTGCTGGACTGTTCTTCTGTAACTTTGTATGTCTTCCATCATATCCGTATTTCTTTATCTAAACACATATCCTACATTCATTGTGTAACCGTTGTCATTATTACTGTGTAATCCTGCTATGCTTATAATGTATCTGTTCTTAAGCAACACACCACATTCCAGTTTCTGACTGTTCAACTTCAAGTTGGTTCCTGCCATAATGTACGGTCGTAAGAACTTACACTTCTCTTCAACCGTGTTTGTAACCGTTACGGTCTTTACCGTAGGTAAAATCATTGCTGTCTGTTTTAACACCTTGTTCTCGCTGACGTCAGTTGTGACCGTGAACGTTCCCGTCGTGTCGGTTGAGAAATCGGCAGTGAACCGTTTCGTTCTGTAATAGTCTGTCAAAACGCTGTCGGCTTTCTGAGGTGTAAGTTCAACGTATCTTACCACCGTGTCGTGCGTGGTAATGTAACTCACGTTGCTTCGTTCAATATATACGGTGTCTTTTGCCGTAACATATTCAATCACAGTATCCGTACTTACGACATCGTTGCATTTATGGAATGTGCGTTCCAACTTGCGTCCGGAAAAGAATCCCGTGAAGAATGGAAACACAACCAACAACACCATCATTATCAAAGTCAATATGATTTTCTCTTTATCCATACACTACACTAAAAAGCGTCGTCACCACAAATGTTGCCACCGTTACGACTGTCAGTAAAATCGATATTCAAAACATTTGGAACCGTTACAAAGTTGTTACTATCTATAACTTCAACACCTTTCAACTTACCTCTCGAATCAGACAATATATCAGAGTCAGTTGCGTAAGGATTCCCCAATATATTAACGAAATTACTATCTGTAACACCACTTGCAAGTTTCAGACGACACATAAACGGTGCTATTCTTCCTAATAAATGTGTTGAAGAACTTACATATCCGCAACATCTAAATATACGTGACACTGCCACAGCATAAACGTGAAAATGTCCGGTAGAAAACCACACATTGTTGCACTGAAAGAACCCTACATAGTAACCATTATTGTAAATACTCGTATAGCAATGAAAAATGTTTACACATCTATAAAATTGTGTGTTGCCGAATAAATCTATATTATCTATTCCCGAACAACCTTCAAATGCTCTTATGACATATTCATTGTTCAGGTTTTGAATCTGTGCCGAATTACCAATAAACTGAATCAACGGAAACGCTGAACTAAGACTGTAATCCTGTAAGAATACTGTTCCGTGATTTCCGCTTCCCGTCGTATATGGATTACACTTAATACGAACTCCTGGCTCAAACTCAATCTTACATTCTTTTCCCGTAAGGTCACACCAAACCAAAGTTTCTGCCGTGAACGTAATTGTGTAATTGCCTTTCCGAATAAGAACATTCGGCTTGACAATTCCCGTCTGTGAAATGTAGTCTGAAATTGCCGTAGGAAGATAGTTCAAGTCATCTGCGTCTTTTACTATTATGTCATATTCACGTGTCTTCTGTAACTGTTGTTCATCCAATCTTCTGTTCAACACACCCAATGCTTTGCTTACACTGTCACCACGTTGTATCGTTCCCGTCTGAATCGGAATGTACTGTTCACCAACCTTTATTGCATCGGTCTGTCCACCGACGTAGTATTGCAGTTTCTGCATTGCCGTCAACACCGTGTCACTGTTGTCAATGTTCTTTGCAGTTGTTTCTGGTACGAAATTACTGTCAATCTTCACACCACTTGCCCAACGTAACGTATTGAACCACCGTTGCACCTTACTCACTATTCCTGATAGGGTGTCGCCTTGAACAATGTCACTTGCCGCACCCTGCGTCGGGTTCTGCGTCAGTCGCTTACCGTATATTTCCGTGTCAGTCGTCTTCTGGTCTGTGTATTGCTTTGCCTGATTTATGACGTTGTTCATATTTCCTCCGACACTGCTTATTGCCGAATTGAGTTCGCCTACCGTCTGGTCAAAAGCCTGCTTGCTTACCACACCACCGTTGGCGTCATACTTGTTCTGCAAGTTCTGTGTGAAATTCATGTACAGACCGTTGTTCCACGTGATAGAATTGTTCGTTGCCGTGGAAATCAACTTTTGCAACTTAATCTTTATGAATCCCCACACACCACCGATGCTGCGTTTTGCCAACACGTAGTCGTCAGCGTCTGGAACCGTCTGTTCCGTAAAGGTGAACGTCACGGTCTTCGTCGTGGTGTCAAATACACCTTGTATGTCGTCAATATACAAGTTGTCACTGTTTATCAAGTAAGTAACGCTCGTGCCTACATCGTCTATCACGCTATTGCCGTTCTGGTCAACGTATTGCAGTTTCGTTTCCGTTATTGCCAATGCTAACGTATTTCCACGGTCGGTTATCTTGTACCAAGTTCCAACGGTGAATCCGTCACCCGAGGCAATAGTCTCCAATTCACTGTACGTTATACTACTGATTGCATCGCTTTTCAATGCAACCCAAGTGCTGCTTGCTGCATCGTAAACCTTGTGCAGTTGTATTGCCGGAGTTGAATCCCACCATATTAAGGAAGTGTTTGCCGGAGCAGAAGTTCCAACCCACAGTCCAGCAACCTGACCGAGATTTCTTGTTGCCATAGTATCACCCTCCTATCTTGCGTATGAATAACCACTTCTGTCACTCCATTTGAACTTGAAGCTCATTGACGCCTGCGGATACAGATACTTTGTCACATCGTTGTCCGTAACCTTCTTCATAAGACGCCAACCTTCTTCGTCTTCTGCCGTGCCTATCGGTGCCCAACCGTAAATCACAACACCGTTTGCCAAATCGGTTTTATCAACGAAAGGTTCTGGCAATTCACTTACACCCAAAGTCTTAACTATCGGAGCATCTACCACTTTTGTATTCATAACTATTTTCCTCCTATTTCTTGTTTTTGTTCGTTACTCATAAAATCATCAAACGCTTTAACAAAAATGTCTGTCAAGCGTGCTTTTTCACTTGCCTCTTCAGTGTCTTCATATTCAGCGTATGGATTTTCATTTTCATCATCTTCGTATTCCTCAAATGGATTTCCACCACCTTCTTCGTCACCACCGCTCATTCCTGGAACTCCTCCGCCCATTCCCATTTGCTGTCGCATCTGTTGTTGCTGATCCATACTCTTTTGTTGCATAAACACGCTATTCTCAATGATATCACCACCTTCAACGGCTTGCAGTTCATACTTCTCACGTATCTCGTTTATGGTCTGGAACGAAGCAAGTTTCTTAATGTCCAAATCCAACTCCTCACTCAGCGACATACCGTTCAGTCCCATAAACACGAATTCGTAGTCGGGGTCTATCTGTTCAACGATATACTTGTTTATCTTACGTTGTATGAATTTCAGCAACGGATAAAGACCTTTGTCCTTGCTGTGCTGTAAGCGTTCTGCCTGACTACCTTCAAACAAACCACTATTGCCAGAACCACGACTTATGTCCCAACCGATTTCCGTAGGGTCTATGGAATAGATTGCGCAAGCCAACTTGATAAGGTATTCCATCCAATTATTGTACTCCATATCACGATTTGACTTCTGCAAGTCAATCCAATCAACGTCTGCCTCAACAACTGGAGTCTTCCACGACTGCATAACTCCTGTAATCATTGATTGCCATTGTTGTTTGAATTGTTGTAATGCTGCTTCGTTGTTTGTTCCCTTTATACGTAGCAATCCCTTCGGAGCACTTCCCTGACTGAAGAAACGACGATTGTATTCGTCACCCCACAGTAACGAGGTCACGACATTTATAAGGTCTTCCAATTCTGAGCAACCGTAACCGTTGGCATAGATTGAAGTACTCGGGTTGCGAACACCGAAACACAACTCCCACGGATAGAACTCGTTCACTTTTGCATTCTGATAAACTTGCACGTATGAAGGATAGTAATTGTATTCCTTCTTGCCGAAATTAGATTTCTGCCATACGTCGGAACCACGCTTTTCAAAGAAGGGCATCTTTTCATCGTTTACCATAAACGAATCCGACACACGAAACGTAGAAGCATCAACTGCAATAAAACTCTCTATCTGATTCTTATTGTTACGTATGATTTCAAAAGTCATCTGGTCATACGTCAGACTGTCATCAACTATCTTGCGTATAAACGTGTCAAAATCGTCGCCGTTCCAATTACTGTTCCATCCGCACTTCATAATGAAATCCGTAATCTGGAATGCACGCTTCTTTTCTTCCTCGGTCATCTTTTGCTCAATACCGTACTTGCGTTTCTTTTTGATGACGAATCCCGTACTGTACTTATCTTCTTGATGTTCAGCAAAATCAGCGACCTGATTCTTACGTGTCTTTATTATGGAATTGATGATTGGTGTCTTTGCCATACGACGCAGTGTGGTGTACGTAAGACTGAACATCTTGTCTTTGTACCCTAAATTGGCATTGAACTGCAGAGGGTCTATGAGAAACGCTTTTGTGTCTTCGGCAACTTGTTTGTTTGCTGTTATAATTTTACTTGCCTTAATCATATCGTCTGGAGAATCGCTCTTTAGAGCCTTCTCCAAAGTGCGAAATTCCAACGCTTTAAGCATTTCCTGCTTCTGATGAATCTTGTCTAATGTTTGTGAATATCGTGACATCACTTACAATTTTTAATCTGCATACGTAACTGCAACAGTCAATGTTTCATCACCGTCACAAGTTATCTCATCTGGTGCTGAACCACTTGTCCACGCTGCTCCCGTAGTTGTCAACTCAACTTTATATTTGTAACCAACGTAGATAGGTGTGACGTCTTTTGCAACAGCATCGGTCAATGTTTCATTCATTGTTCTCTGCGTACCGTTCGGAGCGGTTTCTATTATCTTAACACCAACCGTCGTCTCACTTCCATCAGTTGTTATATCTGCCGTCAATGTAAGTTTTTTCACGTTGTCGGCACCAAGTTGAACCACTTCCAGTCCACCATACATATATCCGTTAGGAAATACTGCTTGATTTTCACCATACCACTTCTCAATATCGGAAATATGAAGCGTTTCACCTAATTTCCACGGAAATTTGTTCTCAAAGACATTGCTTTTACCACCACGAATTTCCATTATCGTAAAATGTTTTGCATCTTTGTCAACTATATCGACAACCACCGTTGCCTGAACAATTCTGTCTTCTGTTGTAAATTGAAATTGTTTCATACCTCGTTATGATTTTTACGTTATTACTTGAACACCGTAATTCATAACTGCGTTATTGCGTTCTCTATCTTCTTTGTAAAGTCTTTGTCAAAAAGCACAATCTGATTGTAAAGCATCGTACACAATATAACAGGACTTCCGTCATAGTCGTACAATTCTGCATTGTCGTCGTAGTTTGTAACCACTGCCGTACTTCTCAACCTTCTAACGAAACGGTCAAATCCCTCGCTTGTTATACCGTCTTCGCAACTGTTACGGTCAACGTATCGCATATCACCGACGCTTATGTCCAAATCATTTGCCACTTGCTGCAAGTCACAATCAATACCAAACTCGTATGCAGCGTTTCCAATCTTCTTTGCTATCATTTCACTATTGTTTTTGCCACGAATTTACTTCGTTGTTTACCTTTACCAATCTGCATCTTCCAATACTTCTGGAACTCGCAAAGCCACATCTCTATCTGATGCAAAGTAATGTTGCACTTTGCCGTGTTTTCGTATGCCTGCTTCTGTTTGTTCCATTGTATATAAATCTTTCCGCCACCGAATTTCGCCAATTCTTTTTCGGCAGCGTCACGCAACTTGTATATTCCGTCTTTGCTACTGTTTGAATTCGGGAATATCAAGCGTAATCCCAAGCGTGCTCCGGGACCGACGTTCGTGAAGTCGTTCTGATTGAACTTGAACGGCTTGCGATCAGTATATCGTTCTATGTATGTGAAGTCTTGATAGAACTCGTGTGCAATGAAGTCAGCCACTGCCGGAATCTTCGTCAACTGTTTTATCAAGTCTTCTGGTTTTTTAGCAGTGTGAATCAACCCCACCAACAACGGAATCTTCTTGTGTACGGCAGGAACAACCACGTTCGTATAGAACCAATGACGTGTATGACCTGCTCCGCTTGCACTGTTTATCGGATATGCGTTCGTAAACGGATTCTGCTTGTCGTCACGTATTGTCTGTATGAACTGTTCAAATTCCTCCTTGTTGTACGTTCTCCAATCTGGTATGCCGTTTCTCCAACCGCATTGACGCTTACCACGTTCAAAGGTTTCTGGATTGTTGAAGATACGAAAAATCATAAGTTTCCAAACCAAGTTTATTTCGTCCAACGTGTCGTCACGTAATATGTTGTGAATCTGCCATTGCGAGTTTCTGTCCAACTCTCTGTACACGTTTGTAAACTTATAATCCCTAAGAATTGTGTTTTCCGTCCACGGAGCAGGACACTTTTCAAGGAAGCGACGTTGCCATATAAGCATACGTTCACGCATCACTTCAAAAAACAGATTGTAATTTTCTTCACAGACTTCAAGCGTCTCATTCGGCAATTTGTCGTACCAACTATTATTCT